GCACCACACACCGGGGGAAGCGTACGAGAATGACATTAGCAATAACGACGGCACGCAACCGGCCGGCGTCAGGAAATGGGAGTCTATGTTTTATTACAAGCTGGGCGCACCAAGGTGGTTTGTTAGGGAGTTTGCTGCTAATACCGGGGTACGCGTGTTTACCCGTTACGGTGTTAAGGGACAAGTGAAAGGGCAGAGGTGGTCGGGCGAGGTTACTACCACGACCGGCAACGGGTATTTCAATGCCTGCTTATCACTTGGGGCTTTGCAGTATGCTGGGATAACTAAGAGTACTACCTTGGTATACGGGGACGATAATTTGACGTACACTGAACAGAGTCGCGCTCTTGTGTGTGACGGGTTCGACTCAGTGGCGAAGAGCATGGGCATGAAGTGTGAAACCAAGCTTACCGAGCGCAGAGAACAGGCGACGTTCCTTCGTAAGCGGTTTGTGCCTAGTGTTAATCGAACGTACCCCGTACCGAGTTTTGGAAGAGTGGTGAGCAAACTACCTGTCAGGTGCAATAACAACCGGCATGTTAGTGATGAAGATTACATGAGCGGTAAGTTACTATCCGCCGCTTATGAACACCGCCACATCGCGAATTTGAGGACTCTCCTTTTGGACACCGCCGAACAACTGTCGTCAACGCCTTATTTAGATATGAGAAATCAGGCCATGGCGTACAAGTATACTGCGGAGGAGCTACGCTCTATGACTATTGAGGCGAAGACAATCGAGCCAGAAATGCTGGGCTCTTTCTTACAATCGGTTTACGGGATTTGGGAAGAGGACTTAGTGAATTGTTACGTATCCGTGTGCGATGGAATCCTTGGATTCCAGCGCGTTAACGCACGCGGACGTACTGGCCGAGACAAGCCCCCCTTGCTTGCGCCGCGCATACCGCGGGCATTGTGGGACACTGCATTTGAGAGCATAGTGACGGTTGACGTTTCTCTGTAGGTTTTTGCATCGACCGCTGTGTTTTGTTGGTTCACAGCGATAACAAAAAAGA